CTATGCTCCGCTGGATTGCTCATAGATGCCGTCGATTTCAGAGACCGAGTAGACCGGACGGGAACCTGGGTAGGGGTGTCTCTTGGTGATATGGCCTTCCTTAACCATCCTGTAGAAGGTGTCCCTTCCAAATGGCCACCGGGGGGAGTTGATAGCCTGAGTCGCTGTCACGAACTTTGCGTCGTCTGGTATGGATTGGCTCGTCATCTACCCGATCTCCTGTTTGGCTTCTTGGGCACTGATCTCATCCCATGCGGCGATGAGTTGCTTTCCAAGGAGGTCATTGACCAGCAGTAGCTGCGCGTTCTCTTGCTCCAGGGCAGTGAGCGTGTCTGCGCGACTAACGGAACCCGCTATGAAGCCGGTCCACCGTTCGACCTTCTCCCATGCCTGCTCTGCCGCCTCGTCATCGTGCGCGCGGATAGCCGTTCTGAGCCGATTGATGTCTGCCAAGACTTTGGATACGCGCGTTTTGCAGTATTTCGGTGCGTCACACATCGCTCTGCCCCTCCTGTGCTAGGGCGCGGAGGTCTTCATCGCGCTGATTAACCCACATATCGCAGTCTTCTGGCGAAGCATCTTTGTCTTGGAATGGGTACTCCCCATTGTATCCCTCGCCCGCTGCCATAAACCCGGCAAGGTATGCCTCCTGCACGGTTACTTCGCGCGGGGCAGTATCGTAGGCATGATGCCATGCCGCCTCTATGCAAGCTTGCTCGCTACCCCAACTTTCTACTAAGAACGATGCGATCCCCACCCCATGCGCTGAAAGCTGATACCAAACCTTCCCAAGGGTTTCTGTTCGGGTCAGAGCATATGGCGCATCGAACTCCCAAGGCTTTACCTGAGACTGAAATGTCTCGCGCGGGGCAGGGGTACTGTTTGTCCCGTACCCTTCAATATCAGCAAGCGACACTCGATCAATTTGGTGCGGCGCGGAAGCAGTACATTCCGGGCATGCGATTTCAATATGCTCACCATTCTGATCAATATCGAAGGTGGATACAGACCCGCTGTCACCGCAAACATCACAGCGCGTGGCAGGGGTGGTGGACTTGAGGTCTTCGATTTCCATTACTGCAATGCGCAAAATCTCGTCGCCAATTTCGCCTTCAGGATTGCCCAGGCTTAGCCCTGCAATCTTGCGACGCACCTCCTCCAGCGCCTCATTCCGGGCCGCTGCTAGTTGGTCGCGCAGGGCGTCGCGCTCGGCAATAGCCGCCTTGAAATAGTCGATGGCGTCTTGAACAGAACCTGATGCGCCCAAGACGTCTTGCAGCGGGATTTCGGAAAGGAAATGGCCGAAAGCCGACATCCATTCGTTCCGCTCTGAAAGAAGGGCCATCATGCGCGCGGCGTCCTCGCTTTTGCCGTCATGCGCGCAGTGATCTAGGTGCTGGCAGCGGTCCGTGATGGCTGCTGTGCTCGTGTCTACGGTCATGCTGCTTTCTCCATCTGGTCGATGTTGCAGAGGTGCGGGCGGAAGGTGATCGCCACGACCCACGGGTTATCGCTCCAGCCGAAGCCGCGATCCGCGTTCAGGCTGTCCCAGAGGGTGCGGAACCAGCACGACGCGCGGGTGGCGTAGATTTCGTGCTCGTATCCCTCTGCCTTGGCGTCCTGTTCATCGATCTCCTGCAACCGCTGCACCCGCACGTCCGTCACATCAAGCGTGATCCGGCTGGCCCATCGTGGCATGTGGATCGAGGGGCGAGGGCGTTCCCAATCGCCATATTCGGGATTGCCATCGGCCCAATACCAGATGGTGTTTCGGTCATAGACTTCCCCACCATAAGCCCCTGAAACCCGAGTTGATGGCTTCCAGTCATGCCATGCCCACTCGCCTGACCATTGCTCCCGGACCCAGAGCTTGTCCCCCGCCCAAAATGGCAGCTTGTCGTAACCACCATTCTGATCGGCCCATGTTGCTCCTTGGCCGACACTCCACCCGAACCTGTAAACGTCTCCACTCGGCTGGGGCTTCAGCACCCGGCGCGTCTGCGTCTTCCCGGCGCCCGGATTGTAGATCTCACGCAGGATGGCCTGAACCATCGGCGCGCTGAATAGGATAGGGCGGTCAGTCATTGGGCCTCCTGGGTCATTTGCTCTAGTTCATTTTCAGCAGCATCTTTGCGCTCGCACTTCTCACAAATCCCGTCCCACCATTCGTCCCAACTTGGGCTAGGGAACCCGTCAAGACCGCCACACAGCGTTGCGCGGCTGTAAGGTATGAACCGACCACATTTTTGGCATTGGGGTTGGTCCGGCATCTCATCTTCCTCTCTGCTCTCCATCACTGCCCCCGACACCGCAGGGGCAGGTATTGAGGTCAGGTGGCTGGTGCGGTTACACGCATGTAGTGGGTCACATCGCTCGGGCCGTAGCTGCAGTCGGACAGGTCCAGCATTTCACCAGTCCAGTCATTTGCCTCACCAGCGCTGCCTTCTCGGTAAGTCATGTCCGGAAATCTCTGACCGCCGACCGGGTAATTCTCGTCGGAAACCCATAGATCCACTGGTGTTCCATCGTCCTCAAAAGTGCTGATCGGTTCCCATTTCATTCTCATTCTCCTTTGCTTCTCTCTGAAAGACGCCGGGCCTATTGGGAGGCCTTTGCGGGCTGGTGGAACCGGACGGGATGAACGGCTTTCATGTCCCGGCGCCCATCAGAGGGGAGCTATCCAGAACGGCTGTTCCCGTTGGATGGCTTTCCAGCCAGCCGCGGTCAGCGTGTAGTCGGTGTAGGATTTTCCTTGGCCCGCTGGCTTGGCGTCCAAGAGGCCGGCATTGAAGAGGAGGTGCGTGGTTGTCTCCAGCGTTCTGCTGGTCGCGCCCATGCGCCGATTGATCTGGTCCATCGAGGAGACTTTCTGCAGCCGCTCGATCATGTCTCCAACTGCTTCAAGCACATCCCTCGCAAGGGGATCCTGGAGGACACGGGCTTCAAGTGGAGGGATTTCAGCGAAGAATGACATGCTATTTTTTCTCCTCGTCTTTTTCCCAAGTCGGTTTCGGGAGGGTCGGTTTCTTCTTCCGGGTGGCCAGGCTCTTGAGTTGCGATGCGCGCAGGATCTGGCGTTTCGTGATCCCATTGGAGCTGGGCCGGAGCAGGTGGATCTGTCGTGAAGGTTTCTGTCCCATCAGAACATCAATGCGATGGTGCTGATCGCGATGACGATTCCGGCGACGACAACCACGCCAAGGGCGAATTTGGCGGCGCCCACGAGATCGCTCTCGTTTGGATCGAAGTGGTGACGGCTCATGCGATGATCTCCCCATCTGGGACCACGATCACGCCCTTCTGGATGAGGAGGGCATGGGTCTCGGTGAGGCCTTTGAGGAGGCGTTCCAGCATTGCCGCCCCATAGTACTTTTCCAGATAGCGCAGCGCCTCGCGATCGACGCCATCAATGATGTCGTGGCAAGCCCGGCAGCCAAACCCAACGGCCATGTCGGTGACTTTGGTGGAAGTCCCTTTGCCCCAGATAGGGAGATGGCAGCCAACGGTGGTGTCACGGCCAAGGCACTTTCGACCGGGTATGAATGATGCAATGCGGATCGTGCATGGGGCGCCGTTTGCAGCCTCCATGATCGCGTCGGACCGGATCTTGGGCAACATTTCGGGGCGATAAATGCGGGAGAACTCGTTCATAGCAAAGGCACTCCACCAAGGCCGCAGAAGCCCAGCTCAGGCTCAGAGGGAACGCCGTATGCTTCCTTGTCCGCGCTCACGTTCTTGACCGCCTGCTGGTGGAACCCGTCCTTCTTGCGGTCGGACAGCGGGTGCTCTTTCATATGCTCGGTGTGCAGGCGCTCCATTTCCTCGTTGATCGCTTTGGTAAAGCGCGGGTCCTTGGCGCTGATCGGCTTCCATCGCCAGGCCGCACAGACCTGACCCTGGCATTCCGAACTCAGAGGTTTGTCATCACCGAATGTCCGGGCCAGAGGGCAGCGCAGTGCCTTGGCGTCTTCGGGGGAGGTGAAATTGGACATCTCAGATCATCCCTTTCTTGTCTTCCGGCGTGGCGTCGACAGCTGCAAGCGCCCGGTCTATGTGGAGGTTGATGAGGTCGCGCATTGCAGAGGAGAGCTCCGCTCCAGCGATCTCGTGGGCATCGAGAACGAACTCAGCGCAGATGATGCCGATCGTGTTGGCGACCGCTTCAAAGGATTGCTCTGGATCAAGCTTGCGGTGCCGCTTTGAGATCAGCTGCATAGCCTGCTGAGCGACCAGACCGTTGCGCTTCACCTTCTCTGCGGTTTCAGGGCTTTCGTCCTGTTGTAGGGTGATGATTTGGCTCATGCGTCACCGCCTTCCTGATCGGCCGCGTTGTAGGCATCGTTCCAGCCGCGCAGCCAATCCGTGTTATCGGGACCGTCCTCTTTGTGCGGGCAATCACCGGATCCGAAGCCGTCGCCAAATGCGGCAGCACCAGCCAAGTAGGCCTCGGTCTGTTCGGTGCTGCCGTGGCCCTGCTGCTCATCAGGGGCGGCATCCTCGTCGGCGTTGGGGAGGACTTCGCCGTCGAGGGTGTCGGTGTGCTGTTCGTCAGAGGTGGGGTCCTCTGCCGCGTCTGTGGGGACCTGTGCGTCTTCCGGTTCCGCTTGCTGGCGGGCGGCCTGCGCACGGGCTGCAAAACCGCCGGGCTTGGCCTCGCGCGGCGTCACATCGCGGGGAGGAGGGACATCCTGCATTTCTTCTGCAATCTGAAGGCCCATCAGCGCGTCGGCCGCGCCGTCCCGCACTGCCCAAGAGCGCGCCCTATGGGTCAGCATCCGCTTGGGATAGGTCTGCCAAGGGCCTTTTTTGCCCCATAGGTTTGCAGCCTTGGCGTCAGCAACAGAGAATTCCCGGACATAGCGTTTTCCGGTGTCGCCGCGCTCCAGCGTAGCGACCGCCTTCATGGCGTCGCCTTCGCCCTCAATTACCACGTCGATATGGTGGCCGGATCGCTGCATTAGGGCGGGGATGGAATCGCCCCAGAGTGAGGCACGGCCATTGATGACGGCAATATTGGAAAGCGCCTGCATCGGCGCCAGTCCGATCTCCATACCGCGGATAATGGCGGCCATAGTCGCTTCTGGATTTCCGCGGAAGCTCTCAGGAACCATATCGCCCGCCGAGGACAATGCCTTTGACAGGCGAAAGGCGTCTTCAAGGTTCTGAGGGACCAGGGATGCGATTGCGCCACCGGACTGCATTCCTGCATTGGCGATAGTGGCTGGCGCCGCTTCCTGGAATGGCTGTACTTCTTTGCTCATGGGGCTGTGCCTTCCATATTCATTTCTTCAAGGATCCGTTCGCGCTCTTCGTCGGACCAATGGAAGATGCCGGGATGTTCGCCGGGCTCAGGCCAATGGCCGCTGTCCAAGCATTCCTTGATCCGCCAGAGGCTCCGGTGGTTGTAGAAGCGGCCAAATTCGATCTCTTCCTCAGGGATCTCGACCGGGATGCAGAAGTGCGGGCGCCGGTCGGACTGGAAGATCAGGCCAACTGCCTGCGGCTGATTTCCGGTCAGCTGCTCAAACCCCTCATGGGCGAAGCTCATCTGCATGTCATACCGATGCTTCTTGATCGCGCGGTAGCAGAGCGCATGATCGAAGGTCGCGCCTTGGGGGCTGATTTTCTTGTAATCGCCGGCATACCCATCGAATGAGATCTGGTCGGGCCGGGACAGGCACCAGATACCGGTGTGCTCGTCCTTCCATGCCATCGTGACCTCGGGGATCCCGCCCAAAAGCGCGGCCGCCATCGGGTCTTTGGCCAGGGCGCGGCCCATGTCACAGATCAGGTTCATCTGGTGTTCAGTGATATGTTCACGAGGATCCGTGTCCGCCTCCCGCCAGAACGCGAGAGAGGCCATCGCTGACTTGGAGCCACGACCCTCCTTGATCGCGTTAAGCTGCTGCCGTGTGGGCCGCTGCGGGCGGCTGTCGGGCAGCACGTAGAAGTGCTTTTCCACCTCCTCGACCCCGCCTTCGACAAAAGCCGCCATGGCGCGGCCAAGGCGCAGCGCGTCCGTCTCCTCCCGCTCCCAGCGTTCCGGGTTATCGTCATGGAACGCCCAGACATCGCCTGGGGTGTCGATCTGCATCCGGCGCAGGACGCCGCTCGTCACGCAGAACTCGTCGCAGCACTGGCTGTGATGCACATCAAGCGAGATGTTGTAGAAACCCGGTTCCGAGATCTTCTCGCCGGGGGCAAGGGTGCGGATCTCGGGGGTCATTCTGCCCCCCTCACGTATTGATCACTGCTGGCGTGACGCTCATAGGGGGCATCGAACCGGCCTGATTTCAGCAAGCGGTCATAGAGAACCACATTCACTGCGGCGGCCAAGTTCATGCAACCCCTTGTGGGAATGAAAACGGTATGCTGCGCGCGGTCGGTGTGCCGCTTTCCTAGCGTGCCATCCTCTGGGCCGAACACGTACATGGCGCGCTGCGGGTGTTGGAAACTAGTAAGAGGTTCTGCTCCATCGCACAGATCCACAGCCACAACCTGACAGTCGTATGGGACGTACTGGAGCACGTCATCGACAATGAAGGTTGGGATGTGCCGATGAGCCATTGTCGTATTGCACTGGTGAGACAAGGCCTTGCCACGGGCGCCATGGATGTTGACTTGGGCAACACCATAGCAATGAGCCGCCCGCAGAACTCCGCCAACATTCTCGGATGTTTTTGGGCGAAAGAGGCCTACACAAGCAAAACCGCGCATCACACGTACCCCACGGCACAGGCCGCAATGAACGGGAACTCCGCCAGCACAGCCTTTTCTGTGAGGCGAACGACAATCAGGTCCAGATCAATGAGGTTGCTGCGGGTCATTGCGCACCACCTGCGGCACGACGCTTGAGCCAGTATGAAGCGGTGAACTTGGTGTTCTCATCCAGATCGCTCTTGTCCCGGATCCAAGTGAGGTAATCCGAAGGGGCGTCCTCGAACTTGGTGCCTTTGTGTTTTCCGAAACGTAGGGTGCGCAGGAGGGCTGGATACTTCGAGATATTCACCAGCTCATCCACCGTGCGGGCCTTCAGAAGCTCGACCAGAATGTGAGCCGTCACATAGGCATCCGGCAGCGCCCTGTGTGGAGGCATGGCCTTAGCGGTGTCAAAGTCGGGGTGTGATTTGTCGATGCCGAGCCAATAACGAAGAGCCTGGTTGCCGTGGCTTGGCGCATCCGGCCAGACCACCAGAGCGCATTTGTAGGTGCAGATCCATGGTCTGCCTGCGCCATCGTGGAAATGCTTCTCAAAATCTGCGTTGTGAGCGGCTGCAATGTCCTCCTTGCCGCAGCCGCCCCAAAACTCGCCCCATAAATCGCTGGGGCTGGGCGCGTTCGCTACGTCATCGTCTGTGATGTGATGAACCGCCATGGTGACGGGGGGGATCTGGCCGGATGGCTTCGCTAGCGATGTCCAGCCATCAGAAATGCAAAGAGTATCCAAGCACACATCAACGCTGCCAAACTCGATGATCTCAGCGTTTTCATCTTCCGGCGTGCCGGTAGTTTCATAGTCGATGACGCGGACCAGGCGGGCATTGATTTCAAGCAAATCCATTTTGTCTTACCTTTCGTGGGTTGGGCCTTTTCTCGTCGCCGTGCCCAGGGTGGCGTGGTCTGTGCTTCAAGGACCAACTTTCACCACGCTCTCCGGTCCATCCGCTGGCGCGGATTACAGGCAGACCTTCACATGTGGGATCTTGCCGTCGATCATCGCGTCGATCAGAGGTTCCCAGCCCGCAGGCTGCAGGTTTGTGATGGCGGCCACGATTTCAGCGGTGATCTTCGCGCGGTGTTCGGCATCGGCTTTGCGCTTGGCTTCGGCTTCCGCCTTGGCGCGCTCCTCATCAGCGATGCGCTGGCGCTCAGCTGCGACGGCCTCCAGTTCCCGGGCTTCGGCAGCCGCCAGCTGCAGGCGATGGCGCTCTTCCGCCTCGGCCTTATCCCGGGCAGCCTTCTCCTCGGCTTCCTTGGCGGCCCGCTCGGCGGCTTCACGCTTCTCATTCTCGCGCCGTTCCTTCTCAGCGCGCTCATGCTCCTCGCGTTCCTTCGCGGCCTTTTCCTCGGCCTCTTTGGCCTCGCGTTCGGCTTTCTCGCGGCGCAGCTGCTCCAGCTCCGCCTCCTGCGCTTCCCGCGCCTCGGCAATGCCAAGGTCAGACCGGTACTTGTCCAAAGCCGCAGCCTTCTGAACCCGGGCATCGGCCTCGTGCTCTTCGAAGCTGCTATCCACCTCGATCGCTTCGATCTGTTCGATCTTGGCTTTCAGTTCGGCGCTGCTGTCGTGGGCGCTCAGAACGCTGGTGTCGAAGGCATCCATGCGCAGGAGGATCTTCCGGACCCGCTCGGCTTCCTGTTTCTCTGCTTCCTCGGCCGGACCCTTGATCTTGTCCCGCAGCGCGTCCAGGCGCTCGACAGCGATCTTGCCTGCGGCGTTCACCTTGTTGGTCTTGGCGCGCCACTCCTCGGTGATTTCCTTGCGGACCTCCTCCAAAACTGTCTTGGAACTGGAAACCTGTCTGGCCAAAGACTTCGCGGCCTTCCGGCCTTTTGCGGTGGAAACGTCATGGGTGACGCCCTTCAAGGACGCCTCGATCATGTCCATCAGTTGCGGGATACCCTGGTCTTCCTTCTTGCCGCCGGTGCCATGGAAGTAGCTGGCAAGATCAGTCTTCTTGGGCAGGACGATCAGATCCGTGGAGCCGGTGTCCTCTTTCTCAGGGGCGTCTGTTTCAACTTGGTCCTTCATGGGGTGTTCCTCTCGAAAGAAAAGTGGCGGGCGGAGTTCCGATTGTTGTTGTGAGTGGTGGTCTTTTCCGCCCGCCGAGGTGCGCGCTGCGAGGATGGGATGGTGTCTCCCAAAACAGCGCGGGGGGAGTGTTCAGGCCGCTAGATCTTTGACGCGGTTCCAGAGCCACATGCGCTCGACTTCCTGCGCTCGGAGCGGGGCGTTCATGAAAGGCAGATCGAAATGGGAGCAGTGCGGCAGATCGTGGCGCGTCGGGAAGTCCATCTGCACGAGCCACTGGAAGGCCAGAAACGGGATCAGCGAACGGCTGGTGTAATCGATCTCGACCACCTTTGAGCCGCAGACCGCATAGTGATCAAACCGGGCGTGACCTTCTTCCTTGCGGTGGACCACATAGGTCCAGCCACGATAGCGCCCCTCAATGGTGCTGTAGGTTTGCACCACCGGATCCTTGAGCGCCGCCAGGATCGGGGCGTCAGGTGGTGTTGGGATGTCGGCTGGAATGTTCATGGCTCAACTCTTTCGGCTTCGTGGACACTGCCTGCTGATGTGATCTAGTATTCGTGTGCGCAATCTTGCGTCTCTGTAGAGGAGAATAATCTACAAAATTTAGATTGCAAGGAAAAAAGTCTAAAAAATTTAGCCTCGCTTGCGCGGGGGTATTGGTGAGGAAATGAAATGCAAAAGCTGAAATTGTTGGAGGTGGCTGCGCTTTACTTGCGCAGGATCGAAGAGGCCGGGTGTGAGTTGGAGTACTTCACTGATTTCGAGGCAGTACCGGCTGCGGCATCGGAGGTCGGTCGAAATTTTCAGATGCCGGGCTTTTCTATCGAGCGCGTCGATCACACCGAGAGAACGGCGTTCTGGCTGTTTCTAATAGAGAACGGGAGGCGCGTTGGGGGCGTTGCCGCGATGGTCCAGGATATCGGGCGGGAGAAGTTTTCAGACTATCAGTGCCGAGTTTCAAAGCACCATTTTCCGAACGCAGGGGGTGCTGCCATTGAGTGGGTGGCGCAACCTTTGGCTGAGAAAATGGCGGGCCGACTGGCATATATCGGGGAGCTGACATTCGATGAGAAAAGCCGTGGTCGGGTTCGGCGGCTGGAGGCGTTTATGCGCCTAGTGAACGTCTTGGCGATACTAAACTGGGACGTTGATTGGGTGTACGCGTTTATTCCTGACCGTCACAAGCGCGCGCGGTTGGATCAGGTGTATGGGTTCACTCAGAGCCTCCCGAATGCGCAGAAATGGGCGGCGCCCGAACCGACCGTCAGGAGTAGTACGGAGTGGTGGGTGGGAGCGCCTCGGAAGGAGTTGGAGCACGTGCTTCTCTCGGACCTGGAGGTCGGTGGTCAGGGTGCCGGTTGAAGGTCTTGCGAATAATTGGCGACGAGGACCGTGCCGTCCGCTAGGGTCACTGGCGCCAGGACGCGGCGGTAGGTGCGCGTGAAGCGGGAACCGTCGCGCAGGGTCTCATCGAGGCGTGGGTGAGTCAGAATTGGCTCGCCTCGCTTGATGGCTTCAAGGTGTGCCTCAACCAGTTGTCGATTGGCGGTTTCGCTGAAGCCGTCGAGCGTTTGCTTCAACTGGTCCGGGTTGGTTACGTCAAAGCAAATACTTGCCAGGCTGTTCGGCGCGGTCTTGCGTGGTTGGATCTGAAGCGTTTCGGTGGTGGGTTTGTGGAATAGATCAACAAAGGGCGATAGCTGTCCGAAACCTTCAAGGCGCCCGTTATTTGCAAACCACCAATCGAGAAATGTTTCCAGGGATATGGCGCTGCCGTGGTATGCGGCCTTTCGGGTGGCGGTTTGGAGGGCCTTGTCCAGGATCTCCATTGCCTTTTTCTGCACCGGATCTTCCCCGGTCCCGGCGAGCGATAGCGATGGTGAGTTTCGTGAGAAGTAGCGGATATCTACTTCGGTGGCGCCAGATATAGCGTCGATAGTTTCAAACGAAAGTTTTCGGTTGTTGTTGAGGGCGCTGTTGAAGGTCGTGTATTTGATGCCGGCCATCGCGGCCAGCTGCCTCTCGTTCAGGCCCCTGTCTTGCATGAGCTGTCTGATCTTGTCGTGGACTGTCGGCATTCAAAAATCCAAAAAATCGTACATCAACCTCCAAAGTATTGCACAACAATTGCGTGTGTTGCAATGTCTCGTTTTGAGAGGGGGGGAAGGGACTGAACATGACAGAAGAACAGATTGATTTGATTATTGAAGCTGCTCAGCTTTCCGGGTTCACCGTAGATGCTTTGGTGTTCTTGAGCAGGGGGCTGGACGCAACTGCGCTTGCCATTTTGATGGGCAATGTGTCCAGCCTTCCGGTGTATATGAAGTCGAGGGAGATCCCGTACCGGGACTGTATTTTGATCGCTCCATCGATGGAAATTCGAAAGTCGCCAGACTCCCACTGAGAGTAGGATTTAGGCGAGACGTCCGCCTGTTCTGCGAACTCTTTGCTCTTCATTCCATAGAACTCTCGGACCGCGCGCAGGCGATTTGATATGTCCGCAAACTTCTTGATTCTCGATTTTTCTTTCATAGCCTGATTGTACCCAGTCTAAGAAAAATGGACGACCTAAGCTTCGCGACCTTGACAAAATCTAAAAATATTAGATTTTTGGTCGCATGCCTACCCAACACAAACCATCTACAGCCAGAGAGCTGATCGAGCTGCTTGATCGAGAAAAGGTGCGCTCGCGACTGTTTGGCGGCCCGGGCGGAAGCAATGCGCCGGGTCACAAAGCTATCGCTCAAGCCATGTGGAAAGGTGAACTGCCTTCCTCTTGGTATCGTGTCATCGAGTGCATGTGTCGTGCTTCGGGCCTGGAGTGCCCCAAGGACCTGTTCTCGTTTCGCGAGGATGCGACAGCAGATCAAAACAATGGCTTGGAGCGGGCGCAATGACCCGCGCTCCTCGCCTTCTTGTGGATGTTCCGGTTTCTGATGCACGCATCAAATGTGTAAACGAATGCTGGAAAAATCTTGCACAATCGAAAACCGGCAGGAGAGGTGCGCGGCGGTGGTTCGCGGAACTTCTCTGGGTTGCTTTCCCCGCGAAGTCTGAACGTGAGCTTTGCCGTAGTGCGGCTAGGGCTCTGGGTTGCTCAGAGCGTCAGGTTGGAAACTGGCTGCGTTGCGACAACGATGCATCGGTGAATGTTGTCACGCGGGTGATGATCGTTGCCGGTGCCGAGGTCGTCTTTCAGAAAATGGAAGGCGCCATCAATGACTGATTTTCGAAGGCTGTCACTGCACCTGCGCCAGCGCCTCAATGAGGTTCTGGCGGTTCGAGCCTTGCGGAAATACCGCCAGTTCAAGCGCCGGGCAAAGGATCTGGCGTCTCGTTTATCCCCCCATCAGCAAAGGAGAGATCCCCATGGGAAAGAGTGAAGGCGCCGCCGTGCGCGAAGCATTTGACGGGCCGGAGGTCACGCTGGATCAGCTGATCGCCGAGATTACCGCTCGGGTGAAGGAGGCGCGTGCCCGTGCGTCGGATTCTAGCGAAAGTTCAGCGAAGACCACCAAGTTCCTGGACGAGACCGGTCTGAACAGCCAGGCCTATCGCTGGGCCATGACCGTTCTGAAAAAGATGGACATGAAGGATGGGCAGAACAAAGCGATGGACATCATCCGGTCGCTGGAGGTTCTGACGCCTTTGCTGCGTGAACACGTCAACGGCGCGGGCACCGGCGAAATGGATCTGGAGGGCCCGAAGCCGAAGGAAGAGGCAAAGCCCGCGGCTAAACCGAAGGCAGCGGCAACCAAACCCAAGGCCGCCAAGCCTAAGGCAGCAGCTGCAAAACCCAAGCCGAAACTGAAAGCCGTGGATTCCGAGACCGCGGAGTTCAATGCGGCGGTCGACAAGACCATGGGCGAAGGCAAGGGGAACGTCACCCCCATCGATTTTGACCGGGGCAGCGCGTGAAGATCCTCGCGCTGGATATCGCAACGCAAACCGGGATCGCCGTGGGCGATTCCGGTAGCCAACCGCGTGCGTGGTCGATCAGTCTTGGAGAGGCGCCCGATAGGGGGCGCTTGTCCAAGGATGCAAAGGCTGCGCTTGATGGGCGCCGGTTTTCGAACGCCCTCAAGATGACACAGGGCCTGATCGAGCATCACAGCCCGGATTTGATCGTCGTGGAGGCCGCAATCGGCGGTGCCAAGGCATCCCATTACCTGATCGGGCTCGTCGCCTGCGTGCGCGGGTGTGCCGCCAATCGAGGTGTCACCTGCAAACCGGCAAATCTCAGCACGGTGCGCAAGCATTTCTTGGGCCGGTCCATCTCGGTCAACGACTTCCCATACCTGAAATCGAAGGACGCCAAGAAGAAGGCGATCAAGCGGGAAGTGCTGAAACGCTGCGAGCTCCTGAAATGGGATGTCGATGGTGACGATGACGCAGCCGACGCCTGCGCGATCTGGGATTGGGCCTGTGCTGAGTTTGCGCGTGGCTACCAGGCGCAGCCGGGGGGGGATCTGTTCCATGCCCACGGCTGAGCAAAACACCCAATGGATTTGCCGCGTCCGTGAGGCGCTGGCTGAAGGTCTCGGCGTCGAGGACATCGCACTGCGTCTGTCCTGCGCCGTGGAGGACGTGCGGAGGGAGGTCGAGATCCTGCGGGAGACCGACAACCTGGGCCGCCTATACGAGAGGAGCGAGGCATGAGCAATGAATGCACAACTTTGGTGCAGAAAAGGCGCCTTGGATCACCCACCAGAAAAGCCGTGATGATGTATCTGGCAGATCGGGCGAGCGATGACGGCTCAGGCATCTGGACGAGTAAATCTCACATCGCAGCCGACACCGAGCTCGGGAAGAGATCTGTTCAGAAGGTGATCAAAGATTTCGAGCAGGAAGGACTGTTGCTCAAGATCGGAACCAGACCCTGCCAGAACGGATACACCTACGAGTACAAGCTGATTTTGGACGGTATCCGTAAGCTCCCAAGCACCCGTGACGATAGGGGTGCATCAGGTGCACCCGTGCATCAGGTGCACCCGTCAGGTGCATCAGGTGCACCCCAAGACGTGCACCCGGTGCACCCAAACCACCCTTTAACCACCCATGAACCACCCATTGCGCGCGAAGGGTCGATAGATCTTTTCTCAGCATCAGGTCAGCCAACTCCAGAAAATGGAGATGGTGCCGAGGCCAAGAAGCCCGACAGCATCGAAGAGAGCTTCGAGAAGTTCTGGAAGGCCTATCCGAAGAAGGCGGGCAAACCGAACGCGCTCAAAGCATGGAAGGCGGCGATCAAGCACGCGGATCCAGATCGGATCATCAGCGGGGCAGAGCGGTATGCCGAATGGCTCAGCAGCGCCGCCCCGGGCGAGTTCCGGCCGCATGTCAAATACCCGCAGGGCTGGCTTAACGATCATCGCTGGACCGAATTCGAGGACAGCGACAACGGCGAGCCGCGGGAGGAAGACCTATCCCGGCACCAGCACGCGATGCTCAGGGACGGTCGGGTTCCCCCTTCGATGGCAGATGACAACGGCCGGCCGAACGCGGCGGCCCGGTATTGGCTCAAGAAATTTGGCTACGGGAGAGCAGCATGAAACACCAACAGATTTCCGCCGGCATGTATTCGATCGAGGCCGAGCAGCAGGTGCTTGGCGCGGTGCTGGCCGTCAACGACCGCTACCACGAGGTGGCGAGTATGCTGAATCCCGAACATTTCTGGGATCCGGTTCATGGGCTGATCTGGAAGAACATCGCGGCTCGGATCACGCGGGATCATCTGGTTTCGCCGGTCACGGTGCAGACCGATATGGCGGCAAACGAAGGGTTTCAGGAAATTGGCGGTGGCCGATATCTGAGCAACATGGTCGTGGCCAGCGTTTCTGGTTCGGAGGTCAAATACTACGCGAAAATGCTGGTCGACCTTCACGGGCGTCGGACGCTGGCCGGTCGTCTGGAGCAGCTGGCTGGAGAGCTCCAGAACGGGCGCGGTGCCGATGATGCTGCAGCTGAGCTGGAACTTCTGCTTCATGAGCGGGAAGAAACATCGGCGGAGCCGCGCACGATGTCCTTCCTCAAGGCGCAGAGCCTAGCCCTGGAGCAGATGCAGGAGGTACAGCAGGGCGCGGTTCTGGGCGTGCCGACCGGCATCCGCGCATTGGATGAGGTCGTGTCTATGAACCCCAAGCGGTACACGCTTCTTGGCGGTGCCACGTCCATGGGCAAGACAGGGCTGGCGCTATCCATCGCGACGGCTGCGGCGCGGGCAGGGCACGGTGTAGGTTTTGTCACCTTGGAGATGCCCGAAGAGGATCTGGCGAACCGGATCAATAGCTCGGTCTCCATGGTGCCCTACAAGGCCTATGACCGGAAGATGAGCGAGAACACTTGGCGGCAGGTGGTTGAGGCGGCCAAGGAACTGGAGAGCCTGCCGCTTGAGGTGTTCTCCGACCGGGTGCGCGACGTGCCATCCATTTTGTCTGAAGGGAAAAAGCTGAAGCGCAAGATGGTGCCGAACGGCGAGTTCAAAGGCTTCAGGCTTCTGGTGATCGACTATATCCAGCTGGTGCGCGGCAGGGGCGAGAGCGCGCATGTCAGGCTGGCGCAGGTTGCCAATGATCTGAAGCAGGTCGCCAAGCAGCTGGACGTGCATGTCCTGGCGCTGGCGCAGATTGATCGCAGTATCGGTGCGCGGGAGGATACCCGACCCGCGCTGCGGGATCTTCGCGGCTCCGGCGATCTGGAGAATGCCCCTGATAACGTCCTCTTCGTCCATCGTCCCGAATACTATCTGGTCCGCCAAACCCCACCGAAAAAGGAAGAAGAACGCGCCGATTGGGAGGCCGAGCTGGCGCACTGGAAGGGCATGGCCGAGATCATCGTGGGCAAGGCGCGCATGGGGGAGATCGGTTCGGTCAAGGTCGCCTGTGACATGGGCACCAACCGCTTCTTCGACATCCCTGAGCAGCAGGACGGTTGGGCGTTCTGATGCCGGATTTCGATTATGAAAAGGATCTGTGCGCGGCCTTCGCTGAAACGCTTCCTGAGGACTGGACGGTCTACAACGAGACCGGCGGGTTCGACATGGTTCTGGTCCATGAAACAGGCGCGCAGGTCGGGGTTGAAGCCAAACTAGTGCTGAACCCGAAGGTGCTTCTCCAGGTCTGCGAAAGCCATCCGCAATTCCACTATCCGGGCCCAGACTTCCGCGCGGTGCTGGTCGGCAAGGTCACGAACGCCGATCTGGTCGGGATCTCAAAGATGCTGGGGATCACGATCATCACCGTGTCGCGCAAAAGCAAATATGTGAGTTCCTACGATTCCAACAGCCGCACAGGCTGCAAGTGGTTCTCCCGCCCTAAACTCCCGAAGACTGAGCCTCTGAAGGAGCAACGCTGGGGCGACAACAACCGCTGGCTCGATTGTGCACCTATCGAGCGGCTGGAGCTTCCCGAGTATGTCCCGGACGTGATCGCGGGCGACAAGTCCCCGGTGGTCATGGGGGCTTGGAAGATCAAGGCGATGAAGGTCTGCGTCTGGGTGGAAACCCATGGGAAAATCACCCGGGCACATTTCAAGGCGCTTGGTATCGACCCGTCGCGGTGGATGACGGGCCACTGGCTGGAAAAGGGAGCGGTGCGGGGCGAATGGGTGGCTGGCCCATCGTTCCCGGCGGACAAATTCAAGACCGAGCACTCCCGCGTCTACGACGAGATCACCTTCGACCTTGAGAAATGGACCAAGGAGGCGGGCTTGGCATGACCAATCGAACCACCTGCTGCATTCCGTTCTGCCGCCGCACCACCGCCGAGCCCTTCAGCGAGTGGATCTGCGGCAAGCACTGGTCGCTGACCTCCAAACGCCTGCGCGGGATCTACCACAAGCGAAAACGCCGGTGGCGGAAGGGAGACCAGACGCAGGGGCCGAAACTGGCCCGCCTCTGGGAGAAGCTGAAGCACCAAGCGATGGAAGGGGAGATGTTCTGATGGTCAAGCGATGCCCATATTGTGATGCGGACCTGCAGCGGCCGGTGCCGTCTCCTGCAGAGGTGGAAAAAGCCAAGTCCAAGTCCGGCGGCTGGACGCGGGCAACACTTCGGGACTGGGGTATATCGTGGCCGCCGCCGAAAGGCTGGCGCGCGCGGCTGAAGAAAACCTGGGCGAGGCAGCAATGAGCGAGGTCGTTCAGGAAGCCAACCGCATCAAGGAACGTCTGCGCGCCTGCGCCACGGCAGAGGAGGTCAAGCAGGTATCCGATGAGGAGCGGGATCTGGTGATGAGCTGGAACCCCAAGGGGCTGAAGCCACGAGATCTGGCCAAGGAGCTTTCCAAAAGCCAGGACGTGCGGGCCCTGATGCACCTGCATATCGTTTATCTGAAGGTCTTCCTGATCAGGGGATTCGAGAAGCGGGAACAGGGGAGGGCGGCCTGATGGCGATCTTCACCGACTTCGACGCGATCCCGCGCCTTCGCTACGGACTGATCATGGCGGATCCGCCGTGGCTGTTCCGCAACTGGAGCAAGGCCGGGGAGCGTAAGAACCCCACTGCCCACTACAGCTGCATGACGCTGGACCAGATCAAGGCCATGCCGGTATCGCATCTCGCCGCGCCCGACTGCGCGCTCTGGCTCTGGGGCACCAACCCTATGCTGCCTCAGGCGCTGGATGTCATGGCTGCATGGGGGTTTCAGTTCAAGACCGCTGGCCATTGGGTGAAGCGGACCAAGAACGGGCATCTGGCATTTGGCACCGGCTATTGCCTGCGCTCCGCCGGTGAGCCCTTCCTGATCGGCACCATCGGCAAGCCGAAATTCGCGCGCAATGTCCGCTCTATCGTGGACGCCAAGGCGCGCGAGCACAGCCGCAAGCCCGAGGAGGCCTATGAGGCAGCCCGGGCGCTGGTCGGAGATGTTCCCCGTCTCGAACTGTTCAGCCGAGAGGAGCGCGAAGGCTTCGATGTCTTCGGTGATGAGGTCGGAAAATTCGAGGGGGCAGAGGCATGACAGAAGACCCAGCCTGCAACACGAAAGACCCGCTGACCCGCGCACAGGCGTGCAAGGTTGCCAAAAGGATCAGGACCAGACGTGGCAGCCCGGTCCAAGCCTACAAGTGCCGGACTTGCCGCGCCTGGCATGTCGGAAACCGCCCGTTCTTCCAGAGGAGGCAAAAGCCATGACGACCGAGACACCGAAGCAGATGGCAGAGCGTTTGATGGGGGAGGTCGAGCGCGATGCGAAGAGGCAATACTCCAAGGGGGAGGTAAAGACTCTCCTGAATACGATTGCGCAGAGGCCAGAGCCTGAGAAGGCGGCGCCAAAGCCCCAAGTGATCGAGGAGGGGCAGAGCAGGGCGCCGACAAAGGTTGAGGAGCTACGGCGCGGCGACGTGTTCATCGCCAAATTCGTTGGGGGCAAGATCCGCCCGTGGATCGTTCTGCAGGTAAACGAAAAGGTTGTCACAGCCTTGGCGATGTCATCCGGGGATCACGCCCCGAACATGGTTCCGTCTCAATGCCGTCTTTGGCCCGGGCGCTGGGTTGGCACCACGGTTTCGCAGTTCCCGGCAGATCTGGCGATGGCAGAGGTGACGCGGCCCTACACCAATTGGGCGCACCTGCGAGAGCTGGAGGAACACGTCGCGCGGTGCATCGGCATGGCGGTGAAGCCGCAGGCTCCGCTGACAATCGCGCACATCTCGGAGAAATGCCGGAGGAAGCAGGCATGAGGAACGCACCTATCAGCAGTATCTATCGGCAGGCCAACGGCCCCACGCCGACCGGTTCCGACGCGCGGGAGAGGAACGAAGCCGCGATGAAGCTGGCATGGCAGAAGCACGGACTTCTGGTAATCGATCCCGACGAGATCAATGACGACTGGTCCCGCCAGCACCTGATCAATGTCGCTGAAAAGCACTACGGAAAAAGGAAGGGAACATGATGGCCGTCACCAAAAAAGAGGCCGAGCAGTTCCTGCGCAAAGGCGGGCAACGTATCAGGCAGCAGGCAACCGCCGAGGTCTACGACCGTGAAGGCCCGCGCCTGGACCGCCAGACAGGGGCGGGGATGCGAACCAGTGTTCACCAGTTGCTGGACCCGCGCCTTGATGTCACCCCGACGCAGCGCGCCGTGGGGAACTGCTTCGGCGCGTTCTATGAGCAGGCCATGGGCGGCGCTGGCAAGGAGTTCCTGCGCGAGTATGTGGACAGAACGTCGACCGGGGGCGGGGGGTACTCCGAGGCCAAGGTCCACAAGATGATGATGGTAGGGTGCGCGGCCAAGGCGCTGACAGCCGCCCCGGCATTCACCTATCCCGTGGGCACAGTCCGCGGTTCCTATGTTCTGGGGCGCCACCAGCAGATCAAGGCGCTGGCTTTGGCGCAGGGGGTCTGCGTGTTCCAGCGCACCCTCTCTGACATGGCCATCGCCAACGGCTGGACCCGGATCCCGGTGCAGAACGGCAAATGGGGTCGCCCGCAGGTGCCAGACCGTCAGCGCAAGGCCTTGGCCGCCGCCCTGCGCACCACCCTCGATACCATCGCCGATGCCTGGGAGGCTGGCGGCTATCGGGTGCCCTATCAGTTCATGACCGTGGAGGTGAGGTAGATGGAAGATTTCAAGACGTGGTACGAAAAGAAACACCGCGTGCCGTACCCGGCTCGGTGTGATGAAAGAACGCACCTTGTATTCCAGCGGATTGCAGACAGCTTTGCCGAATGGTCTCGAGAATGGATGGTGGAAATGGCGAACCTGATGCAGCCGCCGCTGATGATTGTTCCCACCGATTTCCCGGACGTATCCAAGCTGAACCCAGGTCGAATCTTTACTCAAAACGAGTTGAAGACGGCGCATCAGATCATGCAGGGGGGGGCAGAGCTTCAGCTTGACGCGGCGCTGGAGGACGCAGCCGAGCATGGCGCCGGGTTCCTGCGCATCAAGCCGGATGGCAGTGCCGAGAGGATCGCGCCGGAGGACTGGCGAGCCGATACGAAGGATCGGCGGCTCACACAAACCGCGTTCAACTGCGGCTGTTGCTTCAAGACACAATGGTTTGCGGGTGCAGGAGATGACTACGAAAAGGCCGAGGAGCGGGCAAAGCTAGTAGGCTGGATCTTTGCTGACGGATGGGGCTGGTTCTGCTGTGAGACATGCCGAGCGTGGGAGGTGGACGATGCTTAACCGTAGAGGAATTCTGCGTCTGCTCGGCGGCGGTCTTGCTGCCAGCGCAACGGTGGACCCTAAGGCCGTGGCCAAGGAGATTGCGGCGAGTGGCGGCGGAATCGCAGCCCCCATCGGCAATGGTGTCTCCGAGTGCGGTATAGCCTGCCAAACAATGGACCCAGGGGTCGATACCCTGCTGAGCGCGCTATACCAAAAAGCAGATGGCGACAGGCTCGACATGCGCCATATCCCAGAGCATATCGCAAGCAAGAAGTCGTGGTCTCAGACGTTCAAGATGGCTGAGGCGCGACGGGAACGCGCTGAGATCCGAGAACTGATCCGGCGGCTGGAGAGCGACCACGATCTTGCCGCGCGCCTGGCGAAAAAGCTGGGGTTCGCGTGATCCATGTTTAGCGTCGGATCAGCCTATTTTGCCTCTTCCCTAAGAGCGCGACAGTCCGCGAGGATTGTGGCGGAGCAGCAGGATTACCACCGAGCTTTCATCTTGGCGAAAAGGCGCGGCTCCAATCAGGTGATCAAGCGCAAGGGGCAATGGTTCGCCCTCGTCTCCGGTAAAAGCCGGATCCCGAAAATCAGGAGGAAATCGAGATGCTGAAGCTTATCAGGCTCTTTGTTGCATGGCGATTGTTCGCCCTTGGTCTCTGGTGCCTTCCGCGCGGCCCGGTGCGGGAGATCTTCGGGCAGGCCATCGGAAGCGCAATCAAACGCTGGGGAGAGGAGATGAAATCCACCCCGGTCAAATACATCAGATGAGGGGCAAGGCGATGTGTGCGACGTGCAAAGGCAGGCGATGGGAATCTGCCAAGATCGCTCAAATGATCACTGAGCTCAGGAAAGGAGCGAAAGATGCGAGCCGTGAAGTTCTGGGTATGGTGGTGCGCTTTTTCGTTTTTTGCCGGTGCTGCCGGGCGCTTGATCGAGGTGTCGTTTGAAGAGACTGCATTTTATCATCTAGTCGATGGCCTGAGTGTAATTATGGTTGGCATCGTAACTGGCTGGGCTGTCTGTAGCTGGAGGCATATGTCCAATCAAAACGCAGAGTCCGAATAGGGAGCCAGACATGGGCTTGAGGGATGAACTCCTGGCCGAAGTTGGGCCGAAAACACATATCGCAAACATCTGTGGTCGTGCCGCTGATGATCTGTTGATCAAGGAAATGAAGATTGACCAGCAGGAGCGGGAGATTAATCGCTTGCGCGCCTGTCTTTGGTCCATCGGTCATGCAGCGGGATGCGAAACAAAAGAAGACCTGATGAGGGTGGCGCGGGAAACGCTCCCAGAAGTCAAGTAAACAGCCTATTCAGGCTGTATGTCCGTCTCCCGCACCGCCTGCTTGATGGTCTCCAGCGCCTTAGCAGCAAGCGCGTCGTCCAGCGCGACACAGGCCCAGACCGGGGCGCCGGCCGACCGCCATTTGTTCACCGCCTCTGGTGTGATCCCGTACTTCCGGGCAAGAGCAGCCTTCCAGCGGTGTGTTTCGAACAGCTGGGACGCCATCCGGTCGACCATGGCAAATCTTGCCTGCGGAGATAGATCCGTATATTCGGTCACTGTCTCGTTCCTTTCGGGGCACCCGCCCTGCGTCCGTTTCCGCCTCTTTCCGAGGAGGGCGCAGGGCACCTCATTTCAGATCAGATCTAGCATATCAAGCTGAGCCCGCGCGCAATCGTCAAACAGTCCGCGATCACAAGGGGCGCTGGAGCCACGGAGAGGCCCGCTCATGCGTTTCTCCAGCTTCTCCCGCTCAGTGGTCGGCTCCACGCCCGGAACGAGGGTCTGCGTTCCATCTGGCGTCTCCTCGGTTTCGAACAGTTGGCTCATGCGGCTCTCCCCGTCTGCCATTCCATCATGGAAACCGGCGGGTGTTTGGGGCGATGGGAGGCAATCACCTCGTCCGGGTCAATCCCGTCGGCCTTCATGCATTGCAGCGCCGCCAGTTGCTCGGCGTCGTGTTTGGCCCAGCATTCGGCATGTTTCTCTGGCCCCCATTGCGTCCAAAATTCGTTCCTGTTCCATTCCAGATCTTTGGTGCGGTTCTGGCACCACTGCAGGACCCACATCGGCCACCACTTGACCAGTTTGCCGCCGCAGCCCATGTCTCGCGTTGGCTTGTCGATATGCTCCTCAATCATCGCGCTGATCTCGTCAGGGTCTGTTGTCGTGCGACCGAAGGATCGGAATCCGGTTTCGCTCCAGAACAATGCGCCCGGTTTGTCCATCGTGTAGGTGCAGAAACCGCCTGAATAGCTGATAAGGCATCGGATCCCGCGCACTTCGATTTCAAACGGATCAGGGGCATCACCGATGATTTCCATTTCATAGTCCCGGCCATAGGCGCGGGTCATCACCTTGCGGCGCGGCGGCGGCGTCCAGCGGGGCGGCTTCGGGGGCGGGGCCAGCGTGTCGAGGAAGGAAAGTTGGCTCATTCCTCCTGCTCCTTAATCAACTCGGCCAGGGTGGCAGCATCGATCACTGCATGTGCGTCGTCGTCTGGGTATAGCGCGAGATCTTCCGCCAGAACCTCCCCATCGGTGGTTTCGATATGAAGGATGGTTGCCTCGCAAGCCGTTGACCATTCCGGGTCATTGGCGCTGTCCCAAGGTCCGGTCTGTTGATCTGCGGTAGACCTGACGATCTCTGCGGCTTCTTCAGCGCTGCTGGCGGTTACTGTTGCATGGCCATAGGCTCGGACGGTGACGCCCAGAAGCACGGTGAATTCCTTCTGGTGGCATTCCGGGTGGTCACATTCCCCGGCTTCGCAAAGCGCGGCGATTTCGTCCTGTTCGTCCATGTGTTCGGCAAGGTTGCTCATATCCGTTTCCTTTCGGTTGTCATGGGGTTCCGGCCCATGGTGACGCGCCCCAGCAAGGGCGCGCTGCAATGGGTCAGGCAGCTCGGGCGGCCAGTTGCGCCGCGCCGCCCCACTGGTCGGCCATTGCGGCAGCGATACCGGGGAAAAACCGGCTGCGCTCCTTCCAGCGATCCGCGCCGGGGCTGGCCTTGTGGACGCTCTCGCGCGCCGTGGTCCCGTCAAGCGTGCCAGTGCGGCGCAGCTTGGGGAGGTTCCGCAGCCAAAAGCAGGTACGCTTCTTCTCGTTGTCTGGTCCCGCCTCGTCGGTGCCGAAGTGCCAAGGCTGGACGCTTTGCGCCGCCGGGCGGAAGTTGCGGATTCGGGCCTTCGCGTGTTTGTGCATGACCGGGTTTTCTACCGCGACCATGGGGATGTGCTCGACGTTCCAGACATCCGAGAACAGCGCCGCGCCGCGGTCGAGGTCTTCCCACATCCACGCCAGCCGCGCGGGTTCGCTCATGCTCTCCCATCCCTCGGGATAGCCGGGTTGCCAGTTGGCCGGCGGCTTGGTCAGCCAGCGGACGCCGGAGTTGCATAGCCGGGTGCAGGGCGGGTGCATGACGGCCAGCAGATCCCAGCTATCCCAATTCATCACGTCCCGCACGTCGCCCACGATATGGCGGTTTGATGGCGTCTCAGCGGCCAGCAGGTCGCAGGACCACGCATCATGGCCAAGGGCGTTGAAGGCGTCCCGCACAACGCCGGACTGTTCGCACCCGATCAGAACCTTGAGGGGGCGGCCGGGGTGCGCGTCGAATGTTTCAAACATGGTGGTTTGCATCGGTTCGATCCTTCTCACGCTGCGCGCTGATCCGGGTGCAGGTGCATCTGCCCCAGCTTGGCGCCGTAGTGCTCGGCCAGCAGTTTGTTGGCGTCCCGCGTGGCGGCCTTGTCGGTGAACCAGACGTGGACATTGCCATTCTGAAACCAGCGGAGCCGGAAGAACTTGGTTTCGACCTCGGTTTCCCCCTCCTGCATAGCCTTCGCCGCCACGTCTGAGGCGTTCAGGGTCCAGGGTGTTCCGGTCAGTCGGTGAAAGGTGCGGTCAAGGTCTGCGATCTGGCTCCGGCGGTCACTATAGGTGCAGTGCTGCCAGCTGGCGCGACCGCTCCACCATGAAACCGCGCTTGTCATCACGCAGCGTGCCCCGATCTTGAAGCCGTCATGGCTGCGGAAGTCGCGCGGCAGCCCCTCGAAGACATCAACCAGCCCTTGCCGGAAGATCTCGCCGGACCGGGCGCGCATATCATCGAAGGTGGCAACAGCCGCTTCCAGAGTGAACTCGGGTGGGTTCTCGGACAGTTGCGCACGCAGATCAGCTTTCTGGTTCGCGCTCATCAGATCCCGCAGTTCGGTTTTGTCCATCAGATGGTCCCATGCCCCGGCGTCCAAGCTCTTCCGATAGCTCTCAACCGATGTATCGCTGCTGTAGCCGCTGCGGTTGATCGTGGTTGTGATTGTGGGGAGCCGGTGGGGCTGCTCGTTCAGCGGGGCAATCAGGGCGTTGATCTCGGACGCCTCTTTGAGCAGAGCGGCATATCGTTTCAGCGCCCTGTCCCGAATTCCTACAAGCTGCGTGATGGTCGCACGAGGTGCGATTTCTGTCCTGATAGTGGTCATGGTCTTGTCCTTTCGGTTTAGCGGCAGGTTTCCGACTGCCTCTGAAGTCAGGATATATAAATAAGTTACGCAATCAAGCCATAAAAACATAAAAAAGTAAAATGAATGGATTGACTAAATAGAACTTTGTTCGCTATTTTTGTGATGCCGGATCGGAAACCCGGCCCCATCACGAAAGGAACACCGGCATGACCTGCCCACACAATCAGACCAGAGATTTCGCGGTATGCATCGAGCCATCCGGCAGCGGCTGGCGCGTCTATCTCCAGCGCATGACGCCTAAGGGTGTCGGCTTCGCCAAGCACAAGATCGAACCGTTCTCCGACCTGTCAGCTGCTGAGATGCACGCCGACGCACTGGCCGAAGAACACGGCGGCCTGGCCGTCCTGCGGAACTGAGGAGGTAAGAGGATGAGCCGAAAAGAATGGTTGCTGCAACAAGCCCAATGGGCTGAAGATTACGCCCGGGCGCTGCCAGTCGGAGACATTCGCGGCTTCTGTGAGGCGATGATCGACGCCAAGAACTTCCGCAAAGCCGCAGAAGAATAG